TTTTCTGACGTTGCCGTAAATGATCTCACCAAATATCTCAAAGAAAAGAATTTCACAGAAGTCCGAAAGTGGGTGGTCGCCAACTTGGACAACGATTCTTCTATCATTCTTCGCAGGGTTTATGACTCCCTTTACTCTGTTTTACTTCCCCAGTCTATCCCTGCTGCCGTTCTTATTATTGCTAAGTATCAATACCAAATTGCGTTCGTGGCTGATCAGGAGATTAATCTCCTAGCAGCACTGATTGAAATTATGGCGGAGTGTGAGTTTCAATGAACCCTTATAAAATTGATAATAAACTTCTTAAAGAAGTTCCAGTGAAAACAACTCCTGAGAATGTAAAAGAGGCAAATGAGGCACTCTTTTACTCTAAAATGAATCTACCGCAAGCAGCAAAGCATTGTGGAATGACTCAGAAAGAAATGAAACTTACCTTTTTTGAATACCTGAAATATAACAAACCTGATTATGAGCATGAAAAAAATTAAACCAACTCTTGAAGATCTTTACAATACATCTGTTCCTTTTAGGTATTCAAAACAAAAATATCAATCCATTGAATTGGATAAATCTATTGATTATCCTAAAATAGTTGTTTATGCTATAAATGCATATAATCAAATTGTAGGTAATCTTTCAAATTGGCAATTAAATAGGAAATGTTTTAATACAACAAGGTCAGTGAGTCATTCATTTTATGATGGAGTCCATTCAAACAGTATTGATACTGGATTAATTTCTAAATCTGCTGCTGATAAAAAAAAGAAAGATCCAAAGTTTGTAACAACTAAAGATCACATATATGTTCCACAATCTATGGTTAGAATGGTATTGGATAATCCTGAAAAATATCTTAAAGACCCTAACGATTTTTTTAAGTTATTTTATAAATCTTGCCAAACAAGAGAAGTTACTAAGGAAGAAAATGATTTGTTATCGAAATGTGTAAAGTCTGGAAAAGTTGAAAATGGTAAAAAATATGATAGAATTCAGATTCTATGCTCTTTGTCTCAAAGATACAATCATTGTGGTATTGTAATGCTTAAGAGGGAAAGGGGGCGCGGATGGTATCATAAAGATATGCCAATAGTAGATGCTACTATTGATACTCCTGAGGGTTATGATGAATATGAATCTCAGTTTATTGTTGAAGAGTTTGAATAGTTAAAAATATGTTATCTATTGAAGATGCAATTTGGGCAGCAGATCAATTTGTACAGTACTATTCCAAGTTTAATCGTATCGATGATTATCTTCGTTATGTTAAACGTAGTAGAATGGATAATGCATCTGGAAAATTGTTCGGGCCTGAGGATGAGATTTTCTCCAATTTCAATCTTCATCCAAATGAAATGTCATTTTCAATTCATGAGGTAAATACCAATCCCAAAACAACATCCAAGTACAATCAAGATCTTTACTCAGAAATTTTGAATGATACTGCATCAAATCCTATCGAAGAAGCAATTCCTGGTAGAACTTTGAAGTGGATTGTGACTGAGGATACTAGCAATAAGATAATTGGAGTAGTCCGATTTGGATCTCCAACAATTAATTCAAAACCAAGAAATGATTATTTTGGTGAGGTTATTTCACTTTCCAGAATTAACAGTGAGTTTGTAATGGGATTTAACATTGTCCCTGTTCAACCATTTGGATACAATTATCTTGGTGGAAAACTTCTTGCTCTTCTTGCTTCTTCCAATGAACTCAAGCGACAATTTGATCGTAAATATGGAATTGATCTTCAATACTTTGAAACAACTTCACTATACGGTACAACGAAAGGAGTATCCATGTATGATGGTCTTAAACCTTATATTCGACACATAGGAGATACTGAAAGTAATTTTCTCCCTCTATTTCATGATGATTACTTCAAGGAAATGTTCTGGTGGTTTAATAATACTGCCAATGGTGGAGAAAGACTCATTTCTGCAGATAAGTCTTCAAAGAAATTGAAGATTCAGACTAAGATGATTTCTATTATTAGGAATTCTTTGAAAGGTCATTCTAAGTTAGATGAATTTAATTCCTGCATCGAACACGCAAAAACTTTAACTGAAAAGAAAAGATATTATCTTTCTAAATTTGGATATGAACCTCAAGAAGTCATCGAATGGTGGAAGAAAAAGGCATCAAAGAGATATGAAAAACTTAAGTCTGAAGGTCGTTTAAGGACAGAACTTGAGTTGTGGAAACATGGTAATGATTTGGAGATTATTCGATGACTTATGAATTGAAAGATTGGTTGAATTCTATCAACCAAACAAAAAATAATATTATGGATGAAGATCCTACATCTGAAAAAGAATATACACCTTATATCATCAATCGCTGTCTTTCTGGGCATATTGACTGTTTGATGTTTGCAAATGAAATGAACCAATATCATTTCCTCCCAAAGAAGATGCAATATGACTTTTATATAAATAGTCTGAGGAAAAAGAAGAGATATTCTCCCTGGCTCCGACAAGATAAAATCAAAGATCTTGATTATGTCAAACGTTATTATGGATATAGTAATGAAAAGGCAAAACAGGCTTTGAGGATTCTTACTAAAGAACAACTAACATTTATTAAATCGAAATTTGAAACTGGAGGAACAAAATGAGTGTAGTTCAAGAACCTGAAGTGAAGTGGACGCCCGACCAAATGGTGGAAGTGATTCTCAATGAACCTGATGATTTTCTAAAGGTTCGTGAGACTTTGACCCGTATCGGAGTTGCTTCAAGAAAAGAAAAGAAAATCTATCAGTCTTGCCATATTCTGCATAAGCAAGGTAGATATTACCTGGTTCATTTTAAAGAATTATTTGCTCTCGATGGCAAACACGCAAATCTGACTGTAAATGATGTTCAACGTCGCAATCGTATTGCCCAACTTCTTGCCGATTGGAGTTTGATTACGATTGTTGATGTTACTAAGATTCAGGACATTGCTCCTTTGAATCAGATCAAAGTTCTTGCTTATAAGGACAAGGGTGACTGGATTCTGGAAACCAAATATAATATTGGTGCTAAAAAGAAAAAGGTTGAGGAAACTGAATAATCTGGGGAGAGGGGGTTGACACCCCTCTTTTTTTGTGGTATACTAGTTGGGTAAACCTACGAACCCCCTGTCTTAATTTCAAGACAGCATCTTCTTTATAGGTTGATGAATGGTGAGTAGATTATTGAATAAAGAAAATGTTTGAAACGAGAGATTTTACTGGAAATATTTCTGTAGACACAGAATTTCCATATGAAGAATATGTTAGATTGCCAGAAGTTCCATGTCAGCGTAATACTGAAGAAAGGATAAAGAATGCAAAGCATCTAAAATATTTGCGTCCAGAACAGTGTATTGTACATCTGGCGAAACTTGGCAAAGAATCAAATATCAAGGGTAAAATATATCCTAAAGATATGGTATTTCGGGTGGATGGTAATACTCGTGCTATGGCTTGGGAGACTGGTAAGAGTGATTATATCCCTCAAAAATTAATTGCAATTACTTATGAGTATGAAACTCTAGACGAAATTAAAGAATGCTATAACACTTTTGATTCTACGGAAGCAACTGAAAAGAATCAACAAAAATTATTTGGTGTTTTGACTGGTTTTTATAACTATCAACCAAAATCTGAAAAACTAATTCAAGGAGCAATTTTATCTGGACTTAGTAAAGCATGTCATTTTATGTGGCCTTTGCGATGGAATCAACCCAGTGTTAAAACAGACCAATTAGAAGGAATGGTTGGTGGTTGGATTGAAGAAATTAAAGCACTTGATGAATTAATGGCAAATAAAAAGGTTTGGAATCAACCATTTATCTGTGCCGCTTTAATGAGTCTTAGGCACTATGGAGTGAACAATCAAAAGCTTCTTCATGCTTGGAACTTGATTACTTCACAAAAGTGTAATCTTATGTCAGATGAAAGAGATGGTGTTTCTCATATTGTATTTGAATGGATGAATGGGAAGTTTTTCAAAGATGCTACAATTTGTAAAGATACTAAATGGGAAAATATGAATCGCACAGTTTCTTATATTTTGTATTGGTTGGATAAGTATATGGAAGATGAAAAACTTGTTAAAGTTGGTAATGGTTGGGATCGAGTTGCTTTTGAATATAAGAATAGGATACCTCAAAATAAATTGATGAATTCTATTTTTTCAATTGAGTCGTAAAACCGAATAAGAAAGTAGGGAGTTCAACACTCCCTTTTTTATGTTTTCTGTTATAATTATATACGGATGCCGTAAGGATCCACAAAACACAAACTCGCTTTTAAAGGAGCTACTATAATGACTAACCTTGCAACATCACGGTTTACTGCGTCTGATCTTCCTGCTTTGATGGAAAGAATCACTCGCAATAGTATTGGAATGGATGAATATTTTGATCGTTTGTTCAATCTTCACGAAACTACAACAAATTATCCTCCATATAATCTTATTCAGGTAAATAATGTAGAGTCTCACTTAGAGATTGCATTAGCAGGATTCAAGAAGGGAGAGGTTAATGTTTTCACAGAATATGGAAAACTTTTTGTCGAGGGACAAAAAGCAGATACCGAATCGGATAGGACGTTTATCCACAAGGGAGTGGCTAGCAGAAGTTTTAAACGAGCGTGGACTTTATCCGACGACACAGAAGTCCGCGAAGTCACATTTGAAGACGGACTTCTACGGATCGTACTTGGGAAAATAGTTCCAGAGCATCATACTCGTAAGGACTATCTCTAAATAAAAGAAAAACTTCACATGAAAACTTTTCACCAGTTTTTGAATGAAATAAAAACAATTAAGTACCCTATGGCAAAGGCACATAAGGTTTATATGAAAGGAAAAGTTCAAAATGTTCCCTCTGGTAAAGCAGTTCCGTTTAATCCTGGTGGTGGTGGGAGAGGATGTGAAGAAGAATAAATATAATTGAATATCGTCGTCGCAGGGGAGCAACTGGCAAAATCCAGTTGACGCTCCCCCATTTTTTTGCTATAATATTGGGAGCACATAGAGTAAAATGTCAATCAAACTTGCACTATTAAAATCTGGAGAAACAGTTATTTCTGATGTAAAAGAACTTATTTCCGCCGAGGAAAATGTATGTGGATATATCTTTGAAAATCCATATAAGGTAATTACTGAAAGAAGTATTGTTCTCTCTGAAGAGACTGAATATGATGCTAAGATACAAGTATCATTAACTCCTTGGATTATCTTAAGCGAAAATAGGCAGATGCTAGTAACAATGGATTGGGTTGTAACTTTGGTAGACCCAATTCAATCACTTAAACAAATGTATGAGGAAAAAGTAAATGGACAAAACAATCAAATGTCTCTTACTGAAAGTTGATAATGTAATTGTAACTGAGATTATTGAAATTGGATCTGAGTTAGGGGAACCTGATTGTAAGTTAATCAATCCATATCAAATAGATGTTGAAGGAAATTTGACACCTTGGCCTGATGTAACTGATCAAAGAGAAATGATGATTCATTCTGATAGTATTCTCACTATCGTTGATCCTAAACCTGAAATTATTGAAAAGTATCTTGAATTAACTGCCTGATGTCGCTTCGTTTTTACACTAACGTTCAAATGGTCGGGGATCACTTCTTGGTCCGTGGTTATGAAAATGGTAAACATTTCATGACCCGTGAGAAGTTTTACCCGACTCTTTTTGTCCCCTCAAAAAAGAATACTGAGTATCAAACACTAAATGGTGAATATGTTGAAGCAGTGCAACCTGGAACTGTAAGAGAATGTAGGGAGTTTATTAAAAAGTATGACGGTGTGAAGGGGTTTGATATTTCTGGAAATGACCGATACATCTATCAGTATATTTCTGAGACTTATCCAGAAGATGAACTCAAGTTTGATATTAGTAAAATTAAAGTTACAACAATCGATATTGAGGTTGCATCAGAGAACGGATTCCCTGATGTAGAAAGTTCTGCTGAAGAAGTATTGCTGATTACCATTCAAGATTATAATACGAAACAAATCCGTACTTGGGGTCTTGGTAAGTTTAATAATCAGCAGAGTAATGTAAACTACCGTTCTTTTTCAAATGAATATGATTTGTTGAATGACTTTATTAATTGGTGGATGATTGAGGAAAATACTCCAGAAGTCATTACTGGTTGGAACAGTGAACTGTACGACATTCCATATTTGGTTCGTCGCATAGACCGTGTTCTTGGTGAAAAACTGATGAAGCGTATGTCTCCGTGGGGTCTAGTTACTGAACGGGAGACCTTTATTTCTGGACGCAAACATATCTCTTACGATATTGGTGGAGTGAGTCAACTTGATTATCTGAACCTTTACAAGAAGTTTACTTATAAGGCACAGGAATCTTATCGTCTTGACCACATTGCAAATGTGGAACTTGGGCAGAAAAAGTTGGACCACAGTGAATTTGATACGTTCAAAGATTTCTATACCAAAGGTTGGCAGAAGTTTGTAGAATATAACATTATTGACGTGGAACTTGTTGACCGTTTGGAAGACAAGATGAAACTGATTGAACTTGCTTTGACAATGGCATATGACGCTAAAGCAAATTATGCTGATGTGTTCTCTCAGGTTCGTATGTGGGATACGATTATCTACAACTATCTGAAAAAGAAGAATATTGTGATTCCTCCGAATGTGAGGTCTGATAAAGATTCTAAGTATGCTGGTGCATATGTAAAAGAACCGATTCCTGGTGTGTATGATTGGGTGGTGAACTTTGACCTTAACTCTCTGTATCCTCACCTGATTATGCAATACAACATCTCCCCAGAAACTTTGGTGGAACAGCGTCATCCCTCAGTAACTGTAGATAAGATTCTGAATCAAGAAATTGATTTTGAACCTTATAAGGACTATGCAGTTTGTGCTAATGGTGCAATGTACCGTAAGGATGTTCGTGGATTTCTTCCTGAACTGATGGAAAAGATCTACAAAGACCGCACCATCTATAAGAAGAAAATGATCGCTGCAAAGCAAGAATATGAAAAGAAGAAAACCAAAGAACTGGAAAAGGAGATTGCAAGGTGTAACAACATTCAAATGGCAAGGAAGATTCAACTTAATAGTGCTTATGGTGCTATTGGTAATCAGTACTTCCGTTATTTTAAACTAGCGAATGCTGAAGCAATTACTCTTTCTGGGCAAGTTTCAATTCGTTGGATTGAAGATAAGATTAATAAGTATCTGAATAAAGTTCTTAAGACACAGGATATTGATTATGTTATTGCTTCTGATACTGACTCCATTTATCTTAATATGGGTCCTTTGGTTGAGACTGTATACAAGGGAAGAGAGAAAACTACTGAAAGCGTTGTTTCGTTCCTTGATAAGGTCGCTAAAGTGGAACTTGAAAAGCATATTGAAGGTTGCTACCAAGAACTGGCGGACTATGTGAATGCTTACGATCAGAAGATGCAGATGAAGCGTGAGAATATTGCCGACCGTGGAATCTGGACTGCCAAAAAACGTTATATTCTCAATGTTTGGGATAGTGAAGGTGTTCGTTATGAAGAACCTAAACTCAAGATGATGGGCATTGAGGCAGTCAAGTCTTCTACTCCAGCACCTTGTCGTCAGATGATTAAGGATGGTCTAAAACTGATGATGAGTGGAACTGAAGAACAGGTGATTAAGTTTATTGATAAGTGTCGTTCCGACTTCAAAAAACTTCCACCAGAGCAGATTTCTTTCCCAAGAACTGCTTCTGATGTTCGTAAGTATCGTTCCCAGTCTGACATTTATATGAAGGGAACACCAATTCATATTCGTGGAGCACTTCTTTTTAATCATTATATTAAAGAGAAAAACCTTACCAATAAATATTCACTTATTGGTAATGGGGAAAAGATTAAATTTATTTACCTCAAAAAACCAAATATTATTCAGGAGAATATTATCTCCTTTATTCAAGACTTTCCTACAGAACTTGGTCTTGACAAATATATTGATTATGAACTACAATTTGAAAAGAGTTTTCTTGAACCACTTAAGTCCATTCTTGATGCAATTGGATGGAAAACAGAACATACAACAACCCTAGAATCATTTTTTAACTGATGGATTTGCCTATTAACGAAAAAGAATTGAATACGATTATTAGTGCTATGAGATTGGGAGGAGATTCTGCATTGTATCAAAAACTATGGACTTATAAAATGAACTATATCGATAAAAATAAAAATGGGGAGAAAGAATGATGGATTTTCTTAAAGATATTGTAAAAGAAATTGGTGGTGAGTATACACAACTTGCTTCCGATATTGATGAGACGGAGACTTATGTTGATACGGGTTCATACATTTTTAATGCACTGGTTTCAGGTAGCATATTTGGTGGTGTATCTGGGAATAA